ACCGCTTGCTCCACCGGAAGCTCCACCAGCTGCTCCCAGGTGTGTGCGTTCACGGCGCCCTTGATGGCGCCCATGGTCACATCCTTCAGCACGTCGGTGCTGTCCCAGATGTCCAGCAGGAACGGCTTCACGTCCTTGATCTGGTACTTCACGATGGCACTCACCACGACTCCGTGGTTGTCCTTCGTGGTCAGCGTCTGGGGACGCAGCTCCATGGTGGTGACGCATGTCTTGGCGGTGAGGTCGTGCTCGATCAGAGGCCACTTCCAGTGGAACCCCGGAGCCACTGTCCGGTTGTACTTCCCGTAGCGGAGTACAACGCCTCCCTCGTACGCATGGATGATGGTCCAGGGGAGTAGTGTTTCTTTGAGCTGAATGAAGAGGTCAATCAGTCGGTCGAACATGAAGTCTCTTTAAGGTGGGACTTGAAGGGGACTCATAGTGTAGACACAGGTAGTACTACCTCTATGTCTACACCTATAAGTAACACTATAAGTAAACCTCCAAGAGGGACGGTTAATTGGTAGGTCTATACCGGGACGTACTTGTCGTGCGTCGGAGCCTGCCCAATCCCGTTCATAAACTTCCTCAGCTCCGCTTCCAGCGCCCGAGCACGTAGGTCTTCGGCCGCAGCCTTGGCGTCGCGGCCCATGACATCTACCCAGTACTTCACCGCTCCAGCCACCGCCTCGACGACGTCGTCGTGCTTCAGGCTGCCGCGTTCGCGGGTGATGTGGGTGAGCTGGTAGAACAGCTGGTGTACACCGGCTGCCGACTTGGAGTCATCAGAGACAACCTTCAGGTCGGCCTCGATGATCTTGCGGTCGACCACGAGCTTGTGCTGGTTCAGCGTGGGCTCAAGGATGCTGATGATGCGAGCTTCCTTCTGGGACTTCGACCACTCCGCGTCTTCAACTGTGCACGGGTAGCCGGCAGCCACGAGCGTCGCCTTCAGCAGCGTCGTGAACATGCCGTCACCGAAGTTGGGCTCAACCTGGATGACGTTGACCTTCTGCTCCTTGGCGATCAGGGCGAGTCGCTGAAGGTTCTCTGGTGAGTACCCACCTGCTAGTCCGCCCGCGGCTGTCAGGAACAGCAGGCCACCCAGGCGCTTGACCACAGCGTACCCCACGCGGTCCTTACCGCGCCCTGCCGGGTCGACGAACATGACTGAGCCGGTGTACTCCTGCCAGTCCTCGGAGATGTGGATGGGTCGCACCCACTTGTCACCGGTAAAGCCGACGTGCTCCAGGTCGTTGATGGTCTGGTCAGGACCGGACCCGTACGCGATGTACACCGGAGCCTTGTCCGGGTTGAGGTCCATCACGATCAGGTCGACAGTCCGCAGCGGGTAACGCTCGGCGTCGCTGAGCGACGGGTCAAGCATGAACTGCATCGCGAAACCGGAACGGCCGTACGATGCTTCACGCTCAAGGAGGTCGAGGTCGGTGAAGCGCGCGGCGTCCACCGGAGCGCCAGCCTTGAAGCCCTTCTCGATGAGTTGCAGGACGTAGGGCGCGAGGTGGTTCCCGTAGTGCGCCAGCTTCTCCGCCTTCGGAATGCGCGCAGGCCACACGCGGATGTCATACCCGCGCTCGGGAAGCTTCTTGTACAGCGAGTGCTCAGTCTGGTCCGTGCCCAGGTAGACGATGTCGCCACCAGGAATCAGGATAGAGTCGAACTCCTTGACGGCCTCCGACAGGCGCTCGCGCATGAGCTGCGTCATCGCGTTCTTCGCCGTCTCAACGTCATCGGGAATGATGAGCGTGGCGCGCGAGCCGGTGAGCTGGCCAGTGATACCGAGCGACTTGAAGCTCGGGCTCTGGCTGGTACTCGCCATAGACACGTCGAACGCCACCACTGAGTCACGCTGCCCCGGCCGTGGCCGGAGGTGTTGCATCAGTGAGAACTCTTCGAGGATGCGTCGAGCGAACTTCGAGTTCTCGTCGGCGCGATCTTTCGCGGCCGACACCACCAGCACCTTCTCGTTCACCGGGTCGAGCCAGATGCGCCACAGCGCGTATGCGATGGTGATGTAGCTCTTGCCCACACCGCGGAACGCCTTCACCATCCGACGCTTCGGGCCGTGCTGCAAGTAGTACGCGATCTCGTACTGGACCGGCGTCGGTGCCGGTAGACCCAAGTGCTTCCACAGCACGAAGAGGAAGTTGCGGAAGTCTTTCCGCAACGCCTCGTGTGGGTCTACGACAGGCATCGAGTCGGCCTTCGCGTGCAGCTCAGATGTTGATAGGACAGCGCTTGTAGGTTCGCTTCCAGTGCCAGCCGTCACCTCTGGCTTCGTCGGGGAAGGGACGCCACCGGAAGTCCCGTTGGCAGACTTCTTGGAAGTACTGGAGCGGGACTTGCGCGTCTTCTTTTCGGTCGGCATTGGGTGAACTCAAGGTGGCGCACGCGGCCAACAGGACGCCGACGAGCGGTAGGAGAATTGGTCTCATGGAGCCTCCCAGCCCTGCGAGATGGTCTCACGGGCGAGAATGTCACACGTCAGGGCGGTTCCACGGGGGTTCCACGCGGGCGTGCTAAGCGATCAGGTTGGAGGACGGGCCGACGTAGCGCCCTGGGTCATCCCAAGGGCACCACGGGGCTCTCCTTAATAAGTACTACTGGAGCGGGACCTCGCCGGGGAACGGCAGGGACATCTCGGCAGCGGCCTTGGCGAGCGCGCCGGCTGGCGTGTTCGGGTTCCGCAGGTCAGCCTCGATGCCATTGTCCTTGAGGAACTTTGCGATAGCCGCGAAGTCGGCTGCGGTGGCTTCGCCACTCTCCAGCTTCGCCTTCATCTTCTCGGCGAGCTTCGCGTGCAGCTCAGCTAGTACGTCGACAGTTGCCTTGCTCATTTCTTGGTGTGACCTACGGTGCGGTTGAAGACCGCTTCAAGTGCGCTCGTACCGAGCGAGCCGATTGCGGCTGCGGCGCCGAGCTGGGCTTGAAGGGGGGCTTCGGGGAACAGGAGGAGAATCAGTGAGGAGGCGACGCCGAGCGCTGCACTTGTCAGCACCCGGCCAATCACCATACGCCACGTCAGCTTGTCCTGGCTGGCGAGCAACTTCCCCAAGCCAGCAACCAGCGCGACCGTAACGAGCGCGCCGGTAGTGGCATTGTCGTGCATCGGGTGTTACCGACGGACGTTGAGGGCGAAGTCGATGCGGAAGGTGGCGTCCTGCGCGGTGCCACCGTTCGTGAAGAACGCGCGGACATAACGCTTACCGGCGCGCCCTTTCACGGACTGCGAGGCTGCGCCGGAGGTGGCGTACGTGGCAGGACGGCTGTCGCCGCCGTCACCGGGCGCATCGGGCACGGTCGACCACGTCGAAGCGTCGTCACTCTCTTCGAGCTTCAACACGGAGCCGGCCGACGCAACGCCGTTGACGGTCTCCGCCTCGATTACGAGACGCTTGAAGTCAGCGCCAAGGTCGACAGCGTTGGTGGAAAGGGTGCCCGAGATGGCGACAACGCCAACGTCGGAGCGGAACTTAATCTGCATTTGAAGTGTTCTCCGTTAAGAACGAATGGCTGGGTACGAAGCCCCCAGCCGGAAGGCGTGACTTAATGAAGCAGCCCAATAGCCATCCACCGCACTCCACCATCGCCCGACGTGATGTACGCCGTGAATCCAGTGTTCGTCACGCTGGAAGTCCAGATGCTGGTGGAAGTTCCGGGTGGCCCATCGCTGCTCACTAGAACCTGGAACACTGTCGTGAATTGAAGCGGGAACGTGATAGCTACGGAACCACCCGACGTCGTGCTGTTGCCCCACTGAATGCACAGGCCGTCGGACAACTTTCGATACCCGCCAGTTGCAAGAGACTGCTCTGTGATGGGAGGCAGGTTCGCGCCGATGTCCTTGTAGGAAACTGCGGCTGCCGCTAGGTCCACGATTTGGTTTGTGACACTCGCTTGGAAACGATTCCCCTGAATCCGGACGCCTTCAGTGTTTCCAGCAGCGGTGTCAAACTTGATGCCGTTCGTCATCAACGCGAAGTTATTACCGACGATGCTGAACGAATACCCGTTAAGGTCAATGCCGGTCAGGCCGGTCGAGAAGAAGTTATCTCGAACGGTCACGGCCTCGCCCGTCACGTTGATCCAATCCCCAGTGGCGTTGGCGTCACCCATCCAGCAGTTCTCGATGGTCAGGTTGAAGCAGGACTTTCCTGGATTGGCGAATGCTCCGGCTGCCGCGGTCGACAACGGCTCAAACGTACACCCCTGAATCAACCACGCCTCGCCCGCGTCTTGAATCGGCGCCTGGGTCGTGTTGATAAACTCACACCCGACGATGCGAACGACATTTGAGTAGTTCCGCCCCGCCGCGTCCTTTCCTCGGATCGCCATTGCGGCGTCTTCAAAGTGGGAGTGTTCGGCAGTGAACTCGATGGCTCCGTCAAGATCGACTAAGGTTTGTGCGGTGCGGGTTCCACCGTTAGAGCCAACGGTGCAGTTACTGATGCGGTGGAAGGCTCCGGCTCGGGTTGCGTCGCCCCGCAAGTCAAGCAGACGCCCTGTGAACGACGCGCTCGAATAGCTGATGTGGAGGTTCTCAAATACCAGCGCATTAGAGCTGACGCCGTTAATACCGGACGCATCTCCAGTACCCGTGTAGACAACACTGGAAGGTAGACCTAAGCCCCCGTTACCGCCTTCCGCATCTCCACGGAACGTGATGTCGAATTTCCCAGACAGGTTAATAGGCGTAGCGAACGGGTAAGCGCCGGACGATGCGGGGAAGTAGACGACACCGCCGTTCGACGGCAGTAGTGCAACAGCCGCCGCAATCGCTGCGTAGTCGTTGGTGGCCCCATCACCCTTAGCGCCAAACCACCGGACGTTCACTACCCTCCCCGAGTATCGACGAAGCCACCGGCCGGTGTCGGGCAGACTATCGGGTTGAATAACCGTTCCGGCATTATCGGCCGACGCGGAAGCGGAGTCCCAATAAAACAGGCCGCCGCCACCATCGCCCGAGCTGTAATAGCCAAGCACTTCAACAACGTCTTCAGTTGTTGGCACGCTAAGGGCCTTTAGGGCCGCAACGGTAGATACGCGCTTTACGGTGGTTAAGACAACCGTGGCGGCATCTTGCGCGTATTTCTTCGCGCTGTACTCGGCGTTATCAACGGTGCCGCCAACGTAGTTGGCCCAGTCCTTCGCCGATCCGCCATCAGCGAGTCCGCGCATCAACGTTCCGACGGCCCACTCTTTCGCGGACATCAGCGCGCCTGTGACGTAGGCGCCAACCTTTGTCGCCCACGACTTTGCGTCGCCGTCCGCAGGCTGGCCGTCGCCAGTCCCGCCGACCGCCCAGCTCTTCGCTGAGTTGTCTGTGCCTGAGACGTATCCGTCCGTCTTGAGCGCGTAGTTTGAGGCCAACGTGGCGCTGTCGGCGGCGTTTGTTGCACTGGCGGCTGCCGACTCCGTGTCATCCGCAGCTTCCTGCGAGATGTACAGCATCTGAGTGGTGTTGAGGTCGAGCTGTGCGGCGGTGACCGTGCCGGCGTCTTGGAAGTCAACGACCGCGGCTGTAGTCGGAGTGGCACGACGAATCTCGACGGTGGCGCCGTTGGCCGGCGCTGGTGACACAACGACCGTGGTGGCGTTTAGCCAAGTGAACGACGTGGTCACTGCGTTTACCTTCACCGTTACGTGGTCCGTCGAGATGTACCCGAAGGGAACGGTGAAGTTCGTCGTCGTACCGTCGCCGGTGTATTGTACAAACGAGTTTGCCATTGTGGCTCCGATTGGAATTGGCGCCCCCGGCCGAGCGCCGGGGGACTTGGGTGGGAACTACTCGGTGGACTTATTGGGGAGTGCTTGGCCCAGCAGGTTTCCGATTTGGGTCACGCCGACCATGTTCTGCAACGGCGCCAGCGTCCAGAGGGCACGAAGGTCTTGCTTCGAGTACTCATAGTCGCCTGACAACGGCGCGCGAACGAGACCCTTGAGAGCCGCGTTCGCGGTGTCATACAGTGCGAACGCGGGGTTGCCGAGCAAGGCGTCTGATGGGAGTTGCGTTGAGCGACCCATGAAGAGCGGCTTGTCGCTACCGAGACGCCACACGCTCTCGCCAACCAGCGGCAGCAGCGTTGATGCTCCTGCCCGTTGGAACGCTGCAAGAGCTAGCGTCTCCGGCTTCAACCGTTCGCGAAGAAAGCGCTCGCGGTCTTCGCGGCCGAAGGCGTTGAGGTGAGTCTGTGCCGTGTAGGCCAGCCCGCCGAACACCATGCTCATGCTCCAGGCCATGTAGGTCTGGAGGTCTTTCATCGCGACGTTGTACAGGAACTGCTTGGTCCAGGCGCCCAGCATGAACGAGCGGAACTGGAAGAGCAGCTTTGCGGTCGGCGTGTGCATCCACTTCGCCATACCGCCGATGTCGTTCTCCTGAACGATTCGACGAGCCAGCCGGAAGCCGGCATAGGTGAACGCGTCTAGGGCTTCCTTGTCCGCCCACTTCTCGGTGTTGAGGCGCAGTACCTTGCCGTCCTTCACGCTCGCCTTCTTCAACTCGGCCACCACGCGCTTCATCATGGCGTCGTCGAGCCCGAGCGACCGGAGCCGCTTCTCGCTCATCAGAGCCACGCCGTTCGCATGGTTCACGAACTTCTGCGCGATAGCCTTCAGCGTGATGCGCTGCATGATGGTGTTGACGGGGACCATGCCCGAGGCTACAGCGGTGAAGCGGCGACCCACATCCAGACCAGCGTCAAGTGCCTTGCCGGCCGCGGTGTGCGACGGCAAGCGGTAGTGCATCTCGTCCCACCGCGTTACCGCGACGTTGCGAATCCACTCCGTGCCGGTGCCGAACAGCTCCTCAAGCTCCCGCGCGAGCGGGTCTTCGAGGCGCCCATCAGCCGCGCGCTTGAACATTGCGCGGGCTTCAGGGAGGTGACGGATGACGTTACGAATCCCGCCCATCGCGAGCACGTTGCCGAACTCAGCAACCTGTGCGAACCCAACTTGGCCCATCACGCGGATGAAGTTGTAGTCGCGGATGCGGCGCGTAACGGTGCTAAAGGTGGACATCGGGTCCGCTTCAAGCGGCGCTCCGGTGACGGCCTTCCACAGGAAGTCGAGGTTCTCGATCTCCCGCGCCGTCTCCGTCTTGTCCATACCGTTGTCCCCGGCCCACTGCTCGGCGCGCTTCACAGCACGGTCGAAGGTAGACTTGGAGAACTGCTCACCGGGCTCAAGGAATCGATCAAACTTCTTCGCGAGCGCGATGTAGCCTGAGAGCTGGCGCGTGTATTGCTGGAACAGGCGCTCGGCGTTGTTCTCCAGTAGGTCGGAGAACTTCACACGATCAACCTGACCCGGTGTATCGCTGACGGGTCCGTGCCGTAGGTCGGCCTCAAACTCTTCATCGAGTAGCATGCGGGTCTTCGCTCGCGCTGGCGCGCCAGCGGCGTCCTGGTTCTTGCCGACACGGGCCAGCGCGTCGAGCACCGTTTGAATCTCGTCATTGGGCAGATTGCCCTCTTCGAGTATCTCGCGGATGAGCGTTTGGTTGTCCAGGCTGAGGCCGCGCGGATTGAGGTCCGCGATGCCCTGGCCAGCCGCAATCTTGCGGAATCGGTTCCAGTAGCCGTTCGCAATCTTAGCAGCGATGGCCTCATCGATGTCAGGTTGCGCTTCCATGATGGCGCGCTTGATGAGCTTGTCAGCCACCTGTCCCGTACCATAGATCGCATCGAAGCGGCGAATCTGATCGGACGCACCGATGCGTGGCAGGTAGTTGCTGTTGAAGTTGACGTCGGTGAAACCCGCAACACGGGCTTCCTTGGCCTGGACCAGAAAGTCCGCGAAGATGCCACGCAGGACGTTCGCCGCCTTGTTGACGTTCGCGTCCTGGCCGCCACCCTCGCGGATGGCGTGTCCGACTTCCTCGAAGAAGGCGCGGCGTTGCTTCATCTTATCTAGCAGGCCAAGCTTCTTCTCGCTCGCCCAGGCGTTGAACGCTGGCGTGGCTTCACGGTAGAAGCGCGCTTCCATCACCATCTGGAGGTGGCGCTGAATCTCAGTCGCGCCGATCTCCAGCGCGGAGTTGTCGACGTTCGCCACCGGGTCTTCAGCCATGCGGCCACCAATCCAGCGCACGAAGGGGTTCTTGCTGCTCTTCACGGTGGACATGATGTCCCACCGATAGTTGGCGAAGCGCGTCTCGGGCGCGTTCGCGATCTCATCGAGTAGCGAACGGTCCATGCCCTCGGTCTTCAAGAACTCCTGGCGGAGTTCATCGAGGCGTACTTGTGCAGCGCCGACTGATCGATCGGAGTCAGGAACACCAGCCGCCTTCGCTTCCTCGGCCTGCTTGAGCGCAGCCTTCGCGGAGCGGACCCTGCCGATGCCGGCCATCGTCTTAGCCTTGCGACTCAGACCAGTTACTTCCTTCTTCAGCACCTCGACGTCGTGCTCCAGCTCCTTCATCATCTTGCGATTGACGCGGCCTTCGTCGACCATGTGGGCGTCGATCATGGCGCGCACTTCGGGGGAGTACTTCTCCATCGCCGCGCGGGACAGCTCCTTCGGCACGGTGCGAACCGTGACGTCACTTTCCTTCGAGACCTTGCGGGCCTCACCGGAGCGAACCACCGCTTGCAGCACGCGGAGCGCCGCTTCCTTCGGTTCAAGCTGACGGGCAAGCGAGGCGGCCTGCTCGTCGATTGCTTTAGCGCGGACCTCAAGATCGTTGAGGTGTGGCTCGGCGTCCTCTTCGAGGTGTTGGCGCACGGTCTTCACCGGCTCGCCATCGGGTTTGCCACCAAGCTCAACTTCTTCTAGGTCAGGGCGTGTGGTGGCGCGGGCGGGTGGCAACTCTTCGCTGACCGGCACGCCTGCATCGCGCAGCGCCTTGCGGTCGAGCTGGTCGAGCATGCGCTCGGACGCTTCACGAAGTGCCCGCGTCTCGGCGCGGGACAGCCCCTTCGTCAGGCCGCCAACAGCGCCGCCCATGAT